TAAGGTTTAGAAAGGGCAGGCCAGAAAAGTTTGGTGGTTGGGAAAAAGTTACAGATAACACTTATCAAGGAACCGCAAGAGCTTTACACGCTTGGATCGCTTTAGAAGGCACAAAGTATTTAGGAGTTGGCACACATCTAAAGTATTATGTGCAAGACGGTAGTGCATTTAACGATATTACTCCTATTAGATCAACAACGTCAGCGGGTGATGTTACATTTTCTGCAACAAACGGCAGTTCAGAAATAACTGTAGCTGATACAGCCCACGGGGCAGTTAAAAATGATTTTGTAACTTTTAGTGGCGCAGCTTCACTTGGCGGTAATGTTACGGCTGCTGTTTTAAATCAAGAATATCAAATAGATTCTATTGTAAATGCTAATAGCTATAAAATAACTGCAAAGGATAGTTCTGGTACAACAATAACAGCAAACGCATCTGACAGTGGAAATGGTGGTTCATCAGTTGTTGGTGCATATCAAGTAAATGTAGGTCTAGATGTTTACGTTCCTGGTACTGGTTGGGGCTTAAACGGTTGGGGTGAAGGTGCATTTGGGCAAGCAGCAGCTCTATCCAGCACAAACCAACTAAGACTTTGGACGCATGATAATTTTGGCGAAGATTTAATAATTAATCAGCGTAATGACGGTATCTTTAGATGGTTAGAGTCAGGCGGTACATCAACAAGAGCTGTAGAACTCTCGCAAGTGTCTGGAGCTAATCTTGTGCCAACTAAAGCTTTACAAGTAATAACATCTGAGGTTGATAGACATTTAATAGTTTTAGGTGCAGATCCAATTAGCGGTACCTCAAGGACAGGAACTATAGACCCTATGTTAATAGCCTTTAGTGATCAAGAAAACGCACTAGAGTTTGAGCCAAAGTCTACTAATACAGCAGGTTCTCTAAGACTATCATCAGGATCATCAATTATTGGTGCGGTAAAAGCACGACAAGAAGTTTTAGTTTGGACTGATACCGCTATGTATAGTATGCAGTTCGTTGGGCCGCCTTTCACATTTGCTGTCAACTTAATTAATGAAGGAACTGGATTGGTGGCACCAAAAGCAGCCGTTACTGCTCCATCAGCAGTATTTTTTATGAGTTACAATAATTTTTACTTTTATAACGGTTCTGTAAATACCTTACCTTGCTCAGTACACAATTATGTATTTAAAGACATAAATCTTACACAATCCTTTAAAATACATGCTTTTACCATTAAAGATAAAAATGAAGTCGGATGGTTCTATTGTTCTGCTGATAGCGAAACTATAGATCGGTATGTTATATATAATTATTCTGAACAATTATGGTTTTATGGGCAACTTACTAGAACTGCTTGGTTAGATTCAGGTATTGAAAACTTTCCAAGAGCGGCTGCAAATAGCTATCTATATCAACAAGAATTAGGTTTTGATGATGATGGATCGCCTATGACTGGTGTATTTATAGAAAGCTCAGACTTTGATTTAGGTGATGGTGAACAGTTTGCTTTTGCTCGCAGAATAATACCAGACTTTAAATTTATTGAAAACCAAAACAATTGTTCTGTAAACGTAGTAGTTAAGACAAGAAATTTTCCAGGCGATAGTCTATCAACTAACTCTACAAGTGAGATTACAAGCAGCACACAACAATCTTTTATAAGAGCTAGAGCAAGACAAATGGCTTTACGTGTAGAATCAAATGATGATGCTACCGATAATGGTAACTTAGGAGTAGGTTGGCGCTTAGGGGCTACTAGAATAGACATAAAAGCAGACGGTAAAAGATGAGCAAACTGCTTCCAACGCAGTTACCGTTAGCACAATCTGAGGTAACTCCCGAAGTTTTTAACCGCCTAATAAGATTATTAGAGATAAATTTAGGTGCAGTAAACCTTGATAATACTCGTCAAGTAAGCGAAAATGAGTTAGAAACCTTGAATTTCAATCCAGGTAGTATAATCTGGAATACAACACTTGAGGTGTTGCAGGTCTATACTGGCTCAGAATGGGTAAATATAGGCGAACCTTTAGTCAACGATGGACTAGAGGCAACAAGCGCACTAGGTAAGGTGACTGTTACAAATAACGGCGCTGTATCTATCAAACTTGCTAATTTTGGAAAATAAACATACTTTTTAAGTATTTACGCTAAAATAACGAATACTATGGAAGGAGATATGCAGGATAAATTAGCACAACCACAACTAGAGGACACACAAATAGTTCACGCCGCACCAGGCGAGATGGTAGTTCCACCAGTCATTAGTAACACTACACAACAGTTAATTAATAGAGATATGCAGGCTGTTGGATTAAATCCACAAGATTATGTTGTAGGGAGCGGTCAAATAAATCAATTAACGGGTCTACAACAGTTTGGCTTTTTATCAAAAGTATTTAAAAAAATAAAAAATGTAGTAAAAAAAGTAGCACCAATTGCTGTTAGTTTTATACCAGGTATAGGCCCAATTGCTAAAGGTGCTTTAACAGCAGTGGCAGGTAAGGCATCAGGTATGGATACAAAATCAGCCTTATTGGGAGGATTAACAGCAGGATTAGGCGCTAAGTTTGCAGGATCTGGTGCTGGAGCAGCGTCAAAAGTTGCTGACAAAGGCATATTTGGGGGGACTCTTGGACCTAGGTTAAAATCTGGTTTAGGCAGTTTTTTTAAGCCAGGAGATCAAGCAACCGGTATTTTTGGAGGGCAAATTGGCCCTAACCTTAGAAGAGGTATAGGTAATCTTTTTAGTCCTGGACAAATGGGAGCTGGTGGTCAACAAGAAATTGTTTATCAAGACGAAAATGGCAATATCTATACTGCATCTCAAGTAAACGAAATGATTGCAGCTGGTGAGATGCCAGGGACTTTAACTGAGGTACAAACAGGAATGTTTGGAGGCACTCTAGGACCCAAGCTTAAAAACTTTTTTTTAGGTAATCAACAACAAGGGCAAGGCGGATTATTAAGTGGCCTTGGGCAAATAGGACAAGGACAAGGTGGCATGCTTGGTGGTAATGCAGGATTAGCTGCGTTAGCTGCTCTTTACGGCGCAGCAGTTAAAAAACAAGCAGAAAAACGAGAAGGTGGCTTACGTGACATTAGAGCTTCAAGACGACCAGATCTAGCAGCTCAGCCCGTATTCCAAGGATTTGATCTAGGAGTAAGACCAGGAATGGCATACGGCGGTACAGCTATGGGTAGACCAGGGTTTGCAAAAGGAGGTGCACTAAATCCAGATTTATTTGAACTAGATTACCGTCAAGTAGGCGGGCCAACAATAGGTATTGGTACAGGCACATCTGATGATATACCGGCTATGTTAAGTGATGGTGAATATGTTTTTACCACATCAGCTAATAATGGTGCTGGTGCTTTTGATATATCTAAATCCAAGGATTCAATCATGCTTACACCAGACGGTAAACCAAATAGAGAAAAAGGTGCAAAGAATTTAGGTTTGCTTATGGACATGTTTGAAGATACTGATAAGAGGCTTTCTTAATGGCTTTGTTAAAAAAATTATTTAAAAAAAATATAGCTAGAAAAGCCATCAGAACTCCATCTTTTTTAGATAGGGATAGAACTCCGTCCCCCAATCAACAACCAATAACAAGGGCCCTTCCAATACAAATTGCTCCTGGAGTAACATCACCAATTTTAGAATTAAACGGAGATAATCAAATAGCAGTTGGTAGACCTGTACCTCCACCCCTAGGCTTTGATGACTCTGAGCTACGTAGAAGGCTTACAGCTTTAGAAGGCAGAGAAATACCTGCATTTGATCGTGATGCATTTATAAAAGACGTTAGAAGCAGTATAAATATACCGCAGTTTGATCCTAGTGAGTTACAAAGCAGGATTGCAGAGCTTGAGGGTAGAGAAGTTCCAACAATAGATAGAGAAGAATTAGTTAGAGACATAACTGGAAGAATAAAACAACCTAGGCCTTTTGATCCAACCAGAATTAGAGAAAGATTAGCAGCTTTAGAAAATAGGAGACCAGCAACAGTAAGACCATTATTTGACCCAAGTAGATTACAGGCTAGACTGGATGCATTAGAAAGTAGAGAGCCAGTAGCCCCACCACCTGCTTTTGATCCATCAAGCTTACAAGAGCGCTTATCCGCATTAGAAAATGTAGAACCAGTTGCTCCACCAGTTTTTGATACATCACCAATAGATCAAAGATTTGAAGATATTACTAGACAAATAGCGGACATAAGAAGAGATCAAGAAATGTTATCACTAGCTCGAATGGAGCCGCCATTAGAACCATTACCTGTTTTTGGTCCAGGCGATCTTGATTTATCTGTTAAAGAAAACAGACCAGACCCACGTGATTTTGCAAAACAACTACCAGGAGGTGGCACTATATATGATGATCCAACATTAAATATACCAGATGTTACTCCAGGCGTAGCACCTCCAAGTGTATTACCAAGAGTTCCCACTAGACCTAGTAGAGAAGATTTTATGTCAATAGAAAGACTTGGTGATGACAGATTAGTAGACGCACCGGTTGGAAATATGCAAATGGGAGAGGGTATACGATTTACACCTCCAACCACTCCGGTTTCTGATGTTCGTCTGCCAGCATCAGGCAATCTGACAATACCAGAACAAAGACCAGTCCCACCAATATCTATAGGCGGCCCAGGTGGAGGTAGGGACGATTTAGTATTTGCTGGCGGTTCGCCTACATTTAATGAAAGAGGTGAGGCACCAGTGCCTATCGCAGCCCCAAACCCTGTAGTAGAGCCTATACAAACTCCTACATCTGATCCTGTAGCAACAGCAACTGTCGACCCAGTTACACCATCACCTACACAAACTATGCCTGAGGCTCCTAATACGATTGATCCAATAATAATGGGGCAAACAGCTGATGAGGTTGTTACTGATCCACTTATTCGTGCTTTGTATTTTGGAACTCCTGATCAACCAGGATTCTTTAACCAACTACAACAAGTAGGTGCTAACTTGCTAGGTGCACAAGCACCAGGGACTGAATACGATCCTAGTATGACAGAAAAATTCTTCAATCCATTTGAAGATAGAGTTGTCCAACAAACAATAGAGGATGTACTAAAAGCTGGTGAACAAAGAGATATTGCCCAAAGAGCACAAGATATTGGTAGAGGCGGTTTATCTGCCTTTGGCTCTAGAGCTAGACTAACTGCTGATGAGCGTCAGGAAGCTCTTGGTAGAGGCTTAAGTAAAGCTTTAGCTGGTATTAGACAGAGTGGCTTTAGTGAGGCGCAAAGAACAGGTCTAAGTGAGTTTGATAGACAATATGGCAGAGACATAAGCCAGTTATACAGACCGCTAGATATATTGCGTGGTATTGGTGGCTTGTTGCCCGGATATACGCAAGCAACTTCTAGAATAGGCACAACTTATGGTATGCCTCAAGATCCTAGTGCTCTAGGCTTAGGTGCAGCACTTAGCGCATACTCATCATTTGCTCCACAAACAGGTTCTGCATTTGACAGTTATGGCCAAACTACGGGGCAGGGATAATGGAAGAAACAATAGTTTTTGGTACCCCATTAGATTTAAATTTAGATTTAACTACATCAACTCCACAAAAACCTGACACTAGAGCGTTACAAGTGCAAAGGGACTTAATAGAAGGAGAGATAGCAACACTTCAAAATCAAAAAAACATGCTTGATTCTTCTTTGAGTCAAAGAAGTGGACTTGGTAAATTTTTGTTACCGGAAAATTTATATACCACTAACAATCCTTTGAATCCTGGTCAAGTGGTAACATCATCTG